TATAATCAGCCCGCCCCAGCAATTGAAAACCCGACATATAATCAGCCCGCCCCAGCAATTGAAAACCCGACATATAATCAGCCCGCTCCCCCTCCCCCTGCGGCTTCTGGTCTGGTAATTGAAAACCCAACATATAATCAGCCCGCCCCTCCTCCGGCCCCTGATTATTATGGGAATGAAGGCATAGATCCTCGCATTCCAGATCCGGTAGGCCAAGATCCAGGCATCGACAACGGGGCTCCAGTTGCAGGATTGGAACCTGGAGATACAGCAGTTCAATATCAGTCTCCAGAACTACCTGGACTTGCGAACCTTCCCGGCCAGCGTCAGACCTTGTGGGATATGATGACTGGAGAGACCTCTGTGCCGTATCTAGACAAGATTCTTGCCGGTGCGAGTGACAGGCAGGCTAAAGAAATGGACTACATGAAGGGCGGTCTTTCCAATCGTGGAGTGTTGAACTCTACTCCCGGTTTTGATAGGATAGCCGAACTAGGTCGAGGTCACGATGCGTCTAACGCCCAAATAGCTCTGGGTGGGCTTCAAGCAATTGCTCCGAATATGCAGACTGCAATGAACTCGAATTACACGCAGGACATGGGAGTCGATCAGAACGCTTACAATCAGTGGATGGGCAGCAATAGACTACAATCGGACCTAGACTGGAGACAGGACCAGTCGAACAACCAGTCAATGCAACTTCTCCTGCAAGCCCTCGGAACGGGAGGCGGCGGTGGAAATGTTCCTGGCTACACTGTGCCTGCTGGCGGAGCGTCGGCTCTCGATAGTCTTGGCAACATCATAGGCAGTGGACCTCCTGCTGGCGGTTGGTCTTCACTGTTCTCATGGTAAGGGTGAGATATGGGACTTGGTAGCGCATTAGCACGAGGTATCAGCGGAGTAGCCAGTGGTGTGTCTAGAGCCTCACAGTCTTGGCCTCAAGAGCGTTTACAGCAGGCCACCCTAGACCAGCGTAAGGCTGAGTTTGACGCAGGAGAGGCCTATCGTACACGGTCTCTGGATAGCTCTATTGCACAGGCTGAGGCAATAGCTGGACACAATGAGAGGAAAATTCTCTTACAGCAACTAGAGGAGGCCAGAGAAGCCTTCAATATGGGAATTGAGGTCGGCCTAACCCCCGATCAAATGCGTCCACAATGGGACCAGTATCAAGAGCTTCGCAAGGGCTTGACCGCTTCAACAATAGATGCCACGGATACTCCGAAAAAGAGGACTGCTGTTGAGGATGCCTTTACCTCTAAGGTTGATACTCCAGAAGCTCCAGAGGTTCCGGCGAGTGAGGTGCCAGACATTGAAACTGGACCCAGTCCAGAGATTTCCGTAGCTGATCCTTCTGTGACCAATCCAGCAGTTGATATGGTCACTGCTATGTCGGATAGACTTTCAAAGCAGAGACATACAGATTCCAGAGACGTTCTAGAAGAGACTGCGAAGAAGTACGGACATGAAATAGCAATGCGTCACTACAGAGAAGCCATGGGTCCATATCTGACTCCGGAGTTTGAGATTTCGGCAGAGAAGGACTTCAAGGTTTTTGCAGAAGGAACCACAAAAGAAAGAAGAACACACCGAGAGGCACTTATCGAGGCCGCAGTTAAGGCCGCGTCTTCTGACGATGAGTTGTCTGGTGAAGTGTGGCGTATGTTGGAATTTGAAATCGACAAGGTGGGAGGATGGGATAGCCCAGAAGAGGCCAAGTTGGTTTTTGATCGACTGAGAGCTACTGACTTGTCGATGGATATGTCTGGAGAGAATCAGACAAGGCTCGGACGCATCCTTGCTATTAAGCAAACACTCGCTAGCACTTTGGCGAATATGTCCGATCCAGATATTGCCAATCTATTTGGAGGACTTGAGGGCGTCGAGACGGAGATTGAAAAAAGGCTATTCAATTGGTTTGTTCCTGGCCCTGGAGAGTCTCCTAAGAAGTGGCCCGTTCCAATGGAACTTATCTCCGTGTTGAACGAGATGAAAATTTCCACTGATCTTCTTTCTCGCCTACAGTCAGGTGCCGCATTGACTGAAGATGAGGTTGTGTTCTACCAATCTCTCATAGGAAGCATAACCACCAATCCTGTAGTCATACGACAGAACATGAAAGACCTTATGACTACGATGCAGAGAATGGAGCAGGGGATTTTTGAGGCTTCATACATACAGAGATATGGAAGCATGGAAGCCTTGAAGGCAGTAGAAGACAAGTATGGATACGGCAGGCCAGGAGACGGAGAAGATAGAGTTTCGACCAGGGCCAGCATATCTTCAGCAGCAGGAGGGCACAGATAATGGAAGACAAGCTCACAATAGCAGAGATGGGAATAGAAGCCCAAGCCGCTAATCCTGATGTGTATGGAGGAATGACTGGCCTTGAGGCTGGCAATCTATTTCTGGAAAACGAGCCTGACTATTGGACTCTTGTCAGAGAAGAGGATGCTGGCGAAGAGATCAAGGGTGGGTATCGAGATACGATTGGCAACAAGTTCACGAGAATGTCTGGGTTTGGTGGCATTGCAGACGATCTTGCTGCGATGCGTCCAGGTCAGCCTTTGATGGGTCGGATAAGTCTTGGGATGCAAGAAGCCGTCCTTCGTGCGCCTGGGAGTCTTATAGACGAAAGCGTGAACACGTACGATGCGCTTATCAACAACACAGCCGAGACATGGCAGGGCGTTAAGGATATAGGGGAGGGTCTTGGACGGTCGGCTGTTCGTAATCTTGGCACGAAAGACGACTCTATTCTTGGTCGAGCCATTGGGCAAACTGGTGGACCGGAGTTTTCTGCTGATGGTCCTCCAACAGAACGACACCCCACAGAGCAGATGGCCTCTGCTGTTATGTCCGACATGCAGTCTAAGTTATTGGACCCTGAGGAATGGATAAGAAATCCTGGGGGTAATGCTCTCATGGCTTCAGGTCTTTTCCCTACGCCAGCTTCAGTCCCCAAGTGGTCCGCCCTAGTCAATGCTGCGAATCCTACCATCCTCGCTCTCAAGGGAGGTCGAGGTGCTTACAGGGCAGTTAAGGGTGCCGCGAAGATGGCAGGTCGAGAGTATCCAGGCCTCTTGACTGGACGTGGGGCAGAGGCGATTTCCGAGGCGTATAAAGCAGTTCGGTCTGCGGACCCTAAAATCAGAGCAGCTTACTATAAATATGTAAGTGGGAACAATTCTCTTCTCAACTTTCATATGATGGCGAAGACTGCCCTTGAGACTGCTATGGATAAGAGGTCTGCGGACTGGCAGAAGATTTGGCCGGACTTGAAACTCCGTCGTGCGCCTGAAGGAATCCACAGAAGAATCAGAGTTGCTGTAAGGGATGTCCTTTCGGACTTTCAACTTGAAGACGTTAGGGATTTGAAGAGTCCTAATTTCACAAGAATTGGCGTCTTTGACGTTGCTGAACAAAACGTAATCCAAACATGGCTCAATGCGGTTGATGATCCGTCTGCGTTTACTAATGCCGCAGGCAAGTTAGACGTTGGGTCATTCGACCTTCTACGCAAGGCTACATGGCAAGCATCTCGGCATCTTGAGCATGACAGAGTTGGCAGGAAGATGGTTGAGAGGGCATACGGCAAGATCCGTGACGTTCTTGAAGAGAACATCGAAGGCGGCTACGGCGACATGCTTAACGACTGGAAGAAATACACTGAACTCATTGGAGACTTTGAGGCAGCTTCAGGCACACGCGCTGGCGGATACTTGAAGAGAGAGCAGTTGGGCCGAGCCAGGATTTCAGCAGTTAGAAACCTTATCAGGGGATTGAAGGACGATCCCGCTGGAAGCGCAACCAGAGATATTATCAACCAAATGTCAGAGGCTACGGGTGTCCCGATCCTTCCGGCAGCGGCTGGAGCCCTTTTCAACAACTGGGTTGGGTCTGGGTTGATTTCTAGGAGTGAGCTTTCTGGTTTGATGAACATGGTAACACAGGGAGCCGTCCTTCATGGGTTCGGAATCAATCCTTTTTTTGTGTTACTCCAGGCTCCCCTGGTCTCTCCTAAGATTGTTGGACATGGGATTATTCCTGTCCTTGGAACAGCGTCCAGGCATAAGGACACGATTATGAACGTCCTCAACTCGATCCACAGTAAGGTTCCTGAGGGTTGGGATACGGCGGGGATGACTTACTGGCAAGCTGCTCAAAGGCTAACAGAGGAACAGAATGTTAAAATTGCCAATGGAGGATTCGTCCCAATATACTGGTTAGAGGGACGCAAGCCTCAAGTAGGAGACGAACTTGGAGATGCGGAAACTTCTGTAAATCAGTTGTCAGGAGGCATTAAGTAGTGGCGAACTCCAAGATCGTTCAGACGATGGAGAAGGAGTTCTGGTTAAAGTCCACTGGTAAGAAGATCAAACTGTTCGATCATCAGAAGCGCATCCTCAACGAGATGTTTCGCGAGGAGAAGGGCAAGCTCGTCTACACGACGATGGTCTATTCCTGCCCGAAGAAATCCGGTAAGACAGAGGTAGCGGCAGGCGTTACGTACGCATTCGCTCGTAGGTATGGCGGGGAGATGTATTCCATTGCCAACGACGAAGAGGGTGCGAAGAATCGTATGTACGACCGTATGGTCCAGGCTCTCTTGATGATGAAGGAGAAGGACCCTGCCTTGTTTGATGAGGTAATGCCTGACAACAAGCAGAGGCGTGAGAGGATCGCTCTAGCTGGCTCGGTTCAGTTCGCAGAAGGCAAGCAGAAGAACTTCGGCCCGCACGTCCTGAAGTATGTCGCCTCAGACTATGCAGGCGAGGCAGGCAGTATGAACGCCATGTGTGTATTCGATGAGTTGTGGGGCATCTCCAGCGAACGTGGAGAGCGTCTGTGGACCGAGTTTCAGCCGATCCCGAATCTTGAGGCTAGTATCAGGTTTGTGACAACGTATGCAGGGTTCTACGGCGAGTCAGCGTTGCTCTGGAGGATCTACGAGAACGTAGTGAAGCCTAACCCCCACACTAACGAAGAGGAAGGCACCAAGATCCCAGGTCTTGAGGACCTTCCTCTCTACACTAGTGACGATGGCTCAACGATTGTCTACTGGGACCATGAAGCCAGAATGCCATGGCACACTCCTGAGTTCCTGGCTGCGGCCCAGAACGATCCTTCAGTCCAAGGACGTGACAGTGAGTTTAGACGCCTATGGCTGAACGAGTGGTCGTCTGGAACTGAGGCCTTTATCGAGATGGAAGTGGTGGATCGGTCTCAGGCCAGGGGCAAGGAACGAGGACTGATTAACAATATGGACCTTATCCACGTCTGAGTAGCTCCAGCATGAAGCAGGCTCACCCATCAGAGTTCTGCTCCCACTCTGTATTTCTGCTCATATAGGGTCGTAGTTCTAGCAGACGGTTGAGGTAAAAACTTCTCAACAGACTCACCCTTATCGTACTTCTCCAGAAGAACATCAATTACGTCCTCATCGGCTCCCATGACCCCACACCATGGGCCTCGATGGTCTTCAAGGAAGATTCTGGCATCCCATCGAGTGTCCTCATCCTCGTGGGAGAGAGCTTTAAATGCGCTGTGTATCAGAGCAATTGAAAACCCAGACCATCCGTTGAATCCATGTTGGGCCGGTAGCTTGCGCTCGTAGTGAGGGGGTCTCTCTCTCTCGTGATCTTTCTCTAGGTAGCAGGCTTTGCATTCAAGGCGTTTACTCCTAGATCCGTCATGCCTGAAGTAGTATTCCTCCTCTTCTTTGAAGAGGCTGCACTGGTTACACTTTCGCATTTGTTGCCTCTCTCGCAAGTTCAATCGTAGCCCACCTCGCAAGACCTCTTTGAACAACCAGTTCCGGAGAATCCTCATGCAGCTTTGTCGGAGGAGGTCCGTGAGCCCACCCCAACTCGTCCAGGCGTTCTTTGCCGCCCTTCCGCATCTCGGACTTCAATTCGTTGTATAGCTTCTGAATACCCTGCGTGTGCTTATTAGTCCACACTAGGCTTCTCCTTGTCAATAGCCTGTAGGCGCATCCAATCAAAACAACTCCAACACAGGTCCAGGCTTGTCTTAGTCGAGCCCTGTAGGGTCCGGACACTCAAGCTCACTTCGTACGGAGGTTGAGGGGTTTCGTTACTCCCCTCTAATGTCAATTCTCTGTCATCAGAATTGATTCTACCTTCACATTCATCACATATCACAACTCGCATATACGCCTCCCTCAAGGCTTCAGGTCAGTTAGGAACAGTCCTCTGGAGATTTTCTCCAGTCTTTGCAGGTATCCTTTCTTGATTAGTGATTTCAGGCAATTACTAGCGGCTTGGAATCCGGTCACTTCTTTGCAGTGAGGATAGCAGGCATAGCCAATCTCTCTCAAGGTCGGAGCCATCCCATCTTTTATTCTACTCTTGACGTATTGATACACCTCCTTCTGTCTATCCGTCAGGGGGTCTCCATGCTTGTTGGTCAACTGTAGCTCCAGACGTAGGGACGTGACACATGGCTCAACTCATCCTCAACCAGATCGAAGTGGATAAATCTGGACTGCATGGGGCCGGACTGCTTTATCCCAATGCCGTTGAATACTGGCATGAGTAGTTGCAGGACCAGATGTGCCTTGATCCCATAGCAGGCCACGTCGCCAGCCTTCCCGGTGGTGTGAGTCCCAGGTAGATCCTTCGCCGCCTCGATAGAGTGTCTCGGACTTCGATACATGGAGGTCATGTTCATACCAGCCCCAAGCTCGATACGGACTCCCTGTAGTATGTCCATGAACTCTGGGTCCATGTCACACTCACCAGTCTCTTGACAAGCCGCCTCATCGAAACTGAAGTTGGGCCAGCGTCCTTCAGGCCAAGTCTGTCTTGTGTAAATCATCGGTTCTCCTGTAGGGCTTTGAGCTTCCCCTTCAACTCCTCGGCAAGCTCTCTGTGGTCTGCGTCTGTGTGTATACGAGGTGGGTTAACGTCCAACTCCCTGAGCCGATCATATCTCTCTGGGCCGAGCCATTCCTTGAACCATTCAACGTGTTCTATGTTGTGTAGATCCATCCATTGGTGGCATCCAACGGGATACTTTCCTGGTATGGCGCACTTGGCACTGGCGTTGTCAGGTAGGTACTTCATAAAGACGTTCCCGCCGCCCATGCCCACAGGCAGATGGTGTGAGGCGTGAAGCACTCTAGGATCATGCTCAAAGTTTCTGTGGCACACCTGACAGGTCCACTTGTCTCTTGTCCGGATGTAGTCAGAAAAGAGCTTTCGCATAGTAGCTAGCTTGAGCCTGCGCTTCTTCATGCGGTTTGAAGTTCTTCTTTCCGGCGTCGATACATCTTACCGAATCCCACGATTACCGAGTTGGCACACTTGCCACAGGCGTACAGGTCTCCGGATTTCACGTAGCTTTCGCCGCAATCAACATCGACTTCGTTCTTGATACAGGACATGGGACCTCGGCAATGTCCACAGACAGGCATGTCACGCATTAGCAGTAGCCTTTCGTTGAGAGGGTGCGCTACCTACGGCCACGTCACAACAGACGAAGGCGCACCCGCTTTGGGAGATCGGGGCCACTCCCACAGCCGGAGGAAAAGAAGCTGTTGTCGAAGGGAATGACCCCGAAGGATTGGTTGGCGGGACTGGTTTCCCCGTAACCCAGTCCCGCCGGTTAGTCCTAAAGCTGATGGCTCCCCACCTATTCCATGAAGTTCCTTTAGCCGAGGCGATCCCGGTGTCATTCTCCATGGAATTGCACGTTCCCATCATAGGACATAGCTAGAAAGGTAGTTCGTCTACAAGGTCGTCTCCTGTGAAGTCTTCGGCTGGAACGTCCTTACCAGGAGGCGGAGGCATATCCGAGTTATCTACATCCCCATCAATCGCACCGGCAACCTTCTGCACAGCAGACTCAGGGGCATGTTGGTACCCCTTTGGGAGTACGGATCTCTGGTCGGTCTGAGCAATGAACAGGGTAGTTGCCAGCATCCGAGCTTGTGTCACGCACTCTGTAGGTGATCGGTCGGTCAAGTCTTCGCCAAATAGAATATGACAAGCTCTTGAGTATGAGGCGGTGAACACGTCACAAGCCTCTCCCAGAGATATTCCAGATCCTCTCTGTGGGGCCTTTGTTGGAGCCGTAGGCTGTTTCTGGGCCGCTCCCGGCGCAGGTGGAGGTCCACCACGGCTAGGCTCTGGGTCGGGTGCGTCTGCTGTCCTGCCAGGGGTTGCCAGTTCCCATCCGTCCCCGTCATAGGTCCAGACCTTCCACTCTCCGTTCTTCTTGCCCTTCTTGATGGCGAGGGGCATACCCACAGACGGGTTGAGAGATTCGATGGTACCCTGAAGCTCTCCGTCAGTGAACAGGACCTTGTCCTCTCCGTTCTCTTCGACTCCCCAGATCCACCACGGACCAAACTTGCTGTTGCCACCCTTGGCAGGCTTATCGAACTGCAAGGACAGCGAAACCGTGTCGGCTCCAAATTCTACTTTAGGCTTATCAGCCAAAACACTTCTCCTTGTTGTTGGTTGCCCCCCGGCTTTCTGAGCCGGGGGGCTTCTCCCTTACTTGGACGTGTCTTCTACAACCTCTGTCTCATAGCCCTCCGGGACGTTCCACCATCCCCCGCCGTGGCTGAACTCAACTTCATCATCCCCCGTCAGTGCCGGAGTTATTTTAATGACGTAGTGGTTTTTGTCGAACCACTCCTTGCCAACAGTGCCACTCAGCTTGTCTTGTACTTCCTTCAAGCTCTTACCCAGTGCCCATGCACCGAGAGTCCATCCGAAGAAATCACTCATATTAAACCTCCCTCAGAGGTCTATAACAAGGACCATTCCCTGTTACTATAAGTATACGAATGTCTACCTTGTATGTCAAGGTGCTTAGTAAGAAACCTTTTCCTATTTGAAAGAAAGCTTAGGGAAACCTTTTCCCATTGGATCATATGGGCAGTGCTTCTTTGGTCACTGCTCACTCCTCCACGCTTTTATTCCCTCTGATAGCATTTCTATGTCTTCTTGCAGGAACCGGGGAATAAGATCGTTCGTTACTTCTCCTTTGGTTTCGCACATCAACAGGGCTACATAAGAAGTGAGTAGCATCCTTCGGGATTGATCTCTTATGGTGTGTAGGGCTCCGAGGCGTTTTCTTCTCTCAACCTCTTCCATGTCATCCCAGTCCTGCTCGGTCATCTCGTAATCCTCAGGCTCGGTCATCGGAAGTCCATCACCTCCTGGGCCATGCTCTTAGCGGCGATCTCGCAATACTTCTCTTCAAGCTCGATGCCAATAGCTCTCTTGTTGAGGTTCTTCGCTGTTCTCAGTGTAGTCCCAGAGCCCATGAAAGGATCTATCACCACGTCTGCGTTGTGGACCTCAAGGCACCTTGCCACAAGCTCTTTAGGAAAGGTTGCCCCATGTGCAGGATTAGGGACAGGCTTAATGCGCCAGATATTGTCCATCTCTCCACGAGGGAATGTGGCAGTCTCGAATTGGCGGGTCATAGGATCTCTATTGTCGAATACTAGAACGAACTCATAGGACGAGTTAAAGGTTCTCTCCTTCATTGCTGGCTCCCCAGATCCCTTGTCCCACACGACAACCTCTTTCAGTGTGTCCTTAAACGCTCCCATCATCTCAAACAGGGGGCGTTTATTGCCTGTAGCTAACTGGATATTCCAGAACACCACAGGCACCAGGCCCAGGCACGAGGTTAGCACGTCTGAGGCCATCTCGTAGTAATCATTAGGGTGTAGGTTGTCCTCATAGCCGTAGTATTTACTGGAGAACTCGTGCTGAACGACCTGCCTCGACACGTAGTCCCGCTTTCCGTTGACTCGCATGTTGAGGTTGTATGGAGGGCTTGTGACAACTGCTCCATTCTCCTCTACGGGCAGGATAGGCAGGATCTCCCTAGCGTCTCCATGATAGATTGTCACCCAATCGTCCGAGTAGTAGGGAGCTTGGTGGGTAAGTGTCATAGCCGATCCATGTCCCGCTCTTCGATGGTATCGTAGGGCATGTCCGGCTCAATGGCCCCGAAGTCCTCAAGGAACGCCTCTGCGATAATCTCCATGTCACTTGCAGACAGGGCTGCGACAACGTCGATCCTGTCCTCACCCTCTCCAAGCCACACAGCGGTGATCTCCACTTCAGGTCCCTCAGGCGGTTGCATGAATGTCCCCTTGAATCCTGGCGTTGCCGTTCCCTCAATCTCTACCTCAAGCTCAAGGTCCAGTTTCATTCCATCCGCTCCCTGTCAAGCTCTTTGACGTAGTTGTTCAGACGCTCCTGCAAAAACGTCAGCGTGACGATCTCTTCAGCAGTCATGTTAAGTCGCGTCCCAGAAACTTCCAACAACGTCAGCACAGTTCCAGCCTCAGTTCGATCTAGAACAATAGGTCTAGACTTATTCATTGGTGAACTCCAAGGCAAAGGGGGCTGTTGGCATCTTGGCAATACGATAGTCGAACATCCTACCCTCTTCACGCCTACGCTTCTCTACGGTATACCCCAACGGCCTGAGCTTAGGCCGGAGGTCCCTCACACGTCTCAACGCCTCTCCCTGTCCCTGTGAGTGCCTCTCCTTGATCTCCTTGCCGGAGTGCCACTCTCCGTCGATCAAGATCAAGAAGGCCTCACGTATGCCTTTCTGGAGGTCTGGCACGTCCTCGGCAGTGAGGATGCCCACTCCGCCATGCTCTCGGATGAAACTCATTCCCCTACCTCAGTCGAGCAGTCTTCGTGGACCTTCCACGCCATGTGATAGTCCCTGCCCCAGTCGTCTACAACCTCGCACCATAGCTCAACGGCTTCAGAATCATTAACGAGATGCCCACAGACAAAGCAGGGACAGTAGTACTGCGTATCCATGGCAGGACCTTCATCGGCGTAGGTGCTGTTCCGTATTCTTTCTTTCATCCTGTCGGCTTGGTAGTAATTCTTTTGGACGGACAGTATGTCGGAGGTTTTCATGCAATCCATCTTAGTCTCTCCCTCAAGAGTGTAGGCTATTCCTTCTGCCTGATAGAAGTATACAACCGTCTACTGAGACTTGTCAAGAGAAAAGATTGTCAAGGGACAATAGGAGGAAAATACCTACGAAAAAACTCCAGCCAAGTCACCTAACAAAACATGCAGACTAAGAAAACTTACCAAACATGCAGACCAAATCTGTTGACAGGTGGGGAGAGGTTTCTGTATCATGGGTATGCCTTGAGGGAGGATGAAGTGTAGGACAGCACAAGACGTAGGCACGAGGGAGAGCTACTACCAGTCCTATCGTGTAGGCATGAAGTTGAAGCTCGGACAGCCGGAGCATAATACAGGCTTGTGCAAGGGTGCCGCTTGCCACTGCGGGAGGACAGTATCCATCTCTAGGTAAACGTGTCTATCCACCTTCAAGCGTCAACGAGTGATAGACTTGTAGTGCAATGGGGCTGAAAAGCAGGGGCCGAAAGGCCGTAGGTCTGGTGTGGACCTGTGTGGAGAGGGGGGAGTTTAGGTATGTCTAGGCCTTAGACTTTAAGCCTTGACATACCTATAGTAGTTTACCTACCTTGGAGCCATCGACCTTGGGCATCCCAACGGCTCGATGTGTGCCTAGTGTCCAACTGTCCTAGGCTTGCCTCCCTCAGGCAGAAAAAGGGACTTCCCTCAGGAGTCCCTTTTTCTATGTACCTTGACATAACTATAGCATAGCCGTATCACTATGACTATGTTATAGTGATACGGAGAGGGAAATCCAAGCGTCTCAATAATCCGCTGCGTTGAGACCACGTCTCCATACGCGAGAGCCTGAGCGACCTGGACCCCTCTCCACCATACACACAAGGAATGTCTATGGCCCAACTGAACGTCAGCATACCTACCCCTTTGCGGCTCAGGCTTATCAAGCACTGTTCTGACCAAGGGGTTTCACAGGGAGAGCTTGTCAGGAAGTTGATTACAGCTCACCTAGGCGTTGAGTTAGACCGGATAGACAAACTGGAGAACAGGTTAACAGCAGTTGAAGTCAAGGTGGGATTTGAACCGTATTTGTAATACATAGGACCCTGTATGGACACTCAACGGCACCCTGCAACAACGAATCAAGGTATGCGCGTGACGCATACGGACACAGCTACGTGTGTTTGGGTTGATACAGTCGATATGTCTTTGAGTGTGAGCCTATCCGAGCAAGAGCTTGAATGGCTTATCGACCAACTACAACGCGCCAGGGTAGCTTGCGCTACCGCATGACACAGTGACACACGCTCCCGCCTCTTGCTCGGTCTGGTCGCTCTATCTGCCCTGTTCCGCGACACTTCTTGCAATGCGGGTCAGCATTTGCGTCGAGAATAATATCTCCCTGCGATTCTGCGCCTATACGGGCGAGATTCTCAACGCCACCCCGCATCTCTGCTTTCGGGATGCGGGAACTGAGTCGAGGCTGAGATAGTGCGCGGTCTATTTCTTCTTGTGTTATCATGTGTAGTGTCTTGCAAAGGCCATGCCAGACTTATCTCTCTCTGGGCGTGATTCTTTTTTAGGTTAAATATCCGTCTATTCAGACGGGATTCCCGGTTGAAAGGGGAGGCCTTAGGCCTCCCCTTTTTCCTATCCTTGCCTCTCCGCCTTCATGGCACGTTCCAACTGACAGGCGTTGCAGTCGTCATTCCCTGACGCATGGTGCTTACCGTCGCCGGGACAACTACCCTTCGGATGTTCCCACTTCCACTGGCGCATCATATTCTCAGCGGCTTCTAGTAATGTCATCTCAATCACCCCTCAGGTGGTAGTTCGTTAAAGGCCTCTAGGACAGCCTCTTTAATGAGATCCTTCCAGTAAGACCTTTCCAACTCCTTGTTCATCTCCTGCTGTGCTGACGCCACGCATAGGCAGGGGATGGTGTGCTTTATGCCTCTACTCTGCTGAGGCTCCAACCTACCTTCGCCTTCGCAGAGCAAGCAACTCGGATCGGCAAGATTCAAAGGTTCTGACATAACACGCTAACCTAGAAACTCGTCAGCAATCTTCTCACAACGGCTTCTCAGGTCCTCAGGGCTGATGTTGCTCTTTGTGGCAAGCACTCCCTGCATAGCTGCCAGTATGTAGTGATCCCTTGTCGTTAGCACAATGACCGGAACTGCAATATCCGAATGGATAACCTCCGGCTCACCGAGGGACCTTTCTTCAACAGGCCTCAACTCCTCTGCCTGTTCTTCAGGGACCTTTTCACTTGTCTCAACGTCTTTAGACTTCTTCCGCTGCATCCGATTTCTCCTTCAAGGTTCGCATCTTATCTCGGAACTCCATGTTAGGCGACCTGTCCTCCAGTATCGCCCACACCTCCAAAAACGCCTTCTCTAACGCCACCACTGACTGCGCCCTATCAAGGTCAATCTCTATCGTAGTCCATCGCCAGCGGCACTCTGGGTTAATACACTCCCTCCGTCTATGTACTCCGTTCACCTCCTGACGTGTTGAGACACGATGGCCTCTCTCTCCACAAGCCGTACATATACGTGGGTCGTTAGCCGTTTGCTTCTGTTCTCTCGTGAGCTTTACCACGTTTCCGTCATTGCTGTTGTCCACCTATCCTCCTCTCTGTCAGCGGCTTTCCGCAATGTGCTTATAACACCTTCCTCGTTTTCATACCTGTCATTCTGGAACGTCCAGTCTCCGGCTTGCCACGCGCAGACCTTTGTCAACTGATCTGTTATGCTATAAAGTCCCTCAATTATCGACCAACTACAACGTGCTTCCGCATGTACCTTCTGTGACTCAACTCCATGCCGAGCCGGTATAAAATCACCTGTCAATGTGTCGTGCCATACATACACCAGGATCTCCCTATTAAGACTCGACCTTAACCGAGCCACTCCCTCCGCCTCTCCGAGTGTCATACAGGCTCTCCCGTATACACTACAGTCCAGCAACTACACTCCTCAAGCTCTCTCCACGTAATGGCCTTTATAGCTTTGTGGCCTCTTTTGCACCTTTTCGATAGATACCTTGCGTATCTACTGGCTCCGGCTCTTGTGGCAAACTGCGAGCCTCTCTCTTGCGCCTCTGTCAGTTGAGTCATTTGGACACCTTTTAACTTCCTCTATAGTTATCAGTATCGACCTTTACACTACATACTGTCAAGCCACGGCTGAGACAGTGTAGCGCGTCTCTCTCCGGCATAGTAGCAGATATACACGTTCGTACCTATCTGTTCACCTAGGACCTTTCTCTCCGCCTCCGACAAAAACCCCGCATCATTCCCCGCTTCAACTCCGGACATAGCGCACCACAAGCCGTTTATGTGAGATACAAACATGCTCACATCTCTCTGTAGGCTGGACCTTAACCGAGCCACTCCCTCGGCTTCTTTCTGAGTTTCAAATTTCCCCATATCAACACTGGGCACCTTTCTCGTACGCGCCCATAGTCCAGTACTCCAAGCCGGAGTCCTCAAGCTCGGCGTCTCTCAGCGCGTACCAATACCCAGTGTCTAGCCCGTCGGCTATGCTTTTCTCCTCAACTATGTAGACAACTATATCTCTATCAAGAAGGGTCCTGAGCTTGGCAACTCCGCAAGCCTCCAATCTTGTGTTAAAGCCTATCAACGTATCCACAGGTACCTACCTTTCTGATTTTCACCTATCAACGTCCTGAGTGGCGTTTGCCAAGCTCAGGACTCTCCTCTCTCCGCCTCGGCCTGAGGACGGAGCCGAGCTTGAGCTACTACAGCCGCTCTCTGAGCCAAGATACAAGCAAAAGAAAGCCGACAAACAACAACAAACCACAGTCCCATATCATAGCACAAAGCTCCTTAGGGAGCCGGAGGGAGCCTCTCAGGCCTCTCCGGACTCCGTCCGAGTTGGGGTATAGGTAAAGCCTCCGAGGCTCTGAGGGAGCCCCGGAGGCCTCGGCTTAATCCTCAAGCCGTACGGTTTCTCCGAAAGGTGCAACCTCTCGGCTCGTACATGCCCAAAGAGTAGGCACCTCAGGCTCCGAGGGAGGGAAAGGACCGTATAGGTCTGAAAAGTAGATAACGCAACAGGGAGGCTCCTCAAGCTCCTCAACGGCTGAGAAGAGAGGACGGAAGTCTGTTCCGCCTCCGCCTTTCGGAGTAAAGTCAAGAGCCTCTCCGGCTTCGAAAGTCTCGTGGCTCTTGACCTCTGTATCGACTGAGAAGATATGGACCTTGCTCGGCTGAACCTCGGATATCATATCCTCTATCTCAGCCGAGAATTTGCCGAGAGCTACAGTATCAATTGAGCCGCTTGTGTCGATAGCTATAACAATCGGAGCCATGCTCTGAGAGCGGAGGCTCGGAAGGTACATTCCGCCGTATACGTAGCTCGTATTTGGCCGAGTCCATGTATAGTCCGCTTTGCTTGTCTCAGTTACAAAACGGCGGAGGATACTCCGCCAGTCAACGTGACTCTCAACGGCTCTCTCAACGTTCCGCTCAAGCTCTCCGCCAAGCTCTCCGGCCACCATAGCCGCCTCGCGTACGGCTTGCTTCCAGTCCTCCGCCGATGGCTCCCCTTCATCCTGTGGCGCGTCTCTAACCTCTCCGGCTTGGCTCGGCTTGTCAGGCTCTCCGGAGCCGCTCTCCGGCTCTCCCTCGGCTCCGTCCTCGGAGGCCTCGGAGCCGCTCTCCGGCTCTCCGTCCTCGTCTCCGTCTCCGTCTCCGTCTCCGTCCTCTCCGCCGTCCTCAGGCTCTCCCTCGGCCTCAGGCTCGGCCTCAGGCTCCGGAGCCTCAGGCTCTTGAGAGCCGAGCCGGTCAAATATCCATTCGGCGGACTTGCCGGTATACTCGGAGTCGAGTAAGGCTCCCTCAGGCAAGGAAAAGCCGGAGTCCCTCAAGATAGAATTTATAGCGTAGTCCGCCGCTTCATTGAACCGTACCGGCTCCCGTCCGCCTCTCCGCCATGGGTGGAGGTTGCTGACATGGAGGACTTCATGAGCTACGAGTCCGATCAACTCGGCCTGAGAGAGTCCGTCGACGTACTGAGGGTTATAACCGATGCTGACTCCGTCCGTCCACGCCGTCTCCGCCGAGCCGTCCTCCACGAGCCGGAGACGGAGGGAGAGAGAGCCAAAAAAGCAAGTCCGAGAGTCAAGTAAGAGGACCGTCCGAGCCGCTATAACTCTCCGCTGTACCTCAGGATATTGTACGCGCTCCACGATTAGGCTCCCTTGCCGAAACTGGCTGACATGGCGGAGAGAATGTCCGTAGCTTTCTGAGCCGTCTCCGCTCGTGCTACTGTATCCTCTCGGAGAGTCTTAGGATCGAACAAAGTCAACGAGTCGCGGACTGAGATCCTCATAGCCTCAAGACTGGCGTCTCCCGTTACGTTGAGCCGCTTGAGCAACTCTACAAGCTCCCGAGCGTTATGTACGAGAGAGTCGCGGAAGATAGCATCCGGCTTGCTCAGTCTCTCTTTCATAGCCTCGACAGTCGTATACAGGCGGTCCCAAATATCTTTCATAGCCTCGGAGGTTGCTACAGTTACGCGATCTTCAATCTGAGATTCGAGGACGTCAATCTGAGCCTGAGGTAAGTCAAGCCGAAAGTCTCCGCCGGAAGGGACGGGAGAGAAGTCTACAGAGAAACTGTACTTGTCTCTCATTTGGTGCGGAGCCGGATAGTCCGCCTCCTTATACATGCCGTTGAGCCGAGTCCGAGCCAGTTCCTTGAGTTGAGGATACTCCGCCACAAAGTCCGAGAGAGCCGAGTCGAAGCGGCTCCGGAGAGTACGAGTCAAGTCTGTGTACGCCTGCCAGTTGGCAGTTGGCAAGAGACGCCACCCCTCGTCCGTCCATGCAAGAGTATTTGCGTAGTGAGCCGTCCGAGTGTCTGAGGCTATCTTACTGATGGCCTTGAAAGTCTCTCCCGTCAATAGGTGCTTATTGTACCTGCCAGCGTCCGCCGTGGCACCGTGACTTGCGTTAACCTCCGCCGTTATGAGCCGGTCAAACCGCCGAGCCGTCCAGGTAGAGATGGAAAGCTTTACCAACATGGCGCGAGAGTGGATAGAGTCAGTAGTCATTAGTTTGCTCCATTCATTAGTTGGCCGAGAGGGGAAGAAACGAGAGAAACGAAAGCCGGAGTCTGGCAGATAGCCGGATCTCTCCGCATACAATCGCGGAGGATGAGAGCCGCAAACTCTCCATGGAGAGCCGCTAAGAGCCGTTCGCAGTATTTGGATATGTTTGCGAAGGTTGAGACGTTAGCACGAGCCGCTAAAGCCGTAGCCGTAGCGTATAGAGCCGCTGGCTCGGAGGGTATAAGAGCGGAGTCAGGATCTATCAGGATAGCGTCGATAGAAGGGAGAGCCTTATACATTTTCTCAAAAGTCAGCCGAGAGAGAGCCGCCGCCTCTCCGACACAACCAATAAGAGCCTCTCTGAGGATGTCCTCAGGTAGATCGAGCTTGAATAGCTGGGAAGCATTGAACCAAGTACGAGGGCTCGGAGACTGTGTAAGATCGGCTGACGGCTGAAAGTCAGAGAGAAGCTCCGGCCGGAAACGGATATGAGCCACGTCCATGGGGCCCACTCCGTTGTCAAGAGCCCAAGTGCACCAGTCGTCCAAGTCCGGCTCAAGCTCTACGATAGCCGCAAACCTCGACTTGATAGGCTCAAGCAAGCCTCCAACTCCGGCTTTATCCGTCCGCCGATTAGTTGTCGCAATAAATACGATACAGTCGGGAAGTACGTGACCGTTGACTCTCCGAGCTAAAAACAACTGCATGTATGCCGCCTGCATAGCCGGAGAGGCTTGGCCTAGGTCCTCAACATTCCAGACTGTGAGAGTCGTAGCTTTTAGGGCTCTCGCAAGGGCTCCGAAAGGGAGAAAGGTAGCCGTCTCAGACTCGGCCTGAGGCCATGGAAAGCCTTGAACAACTGTGGGGTCCTCAACTGCCGGGTTCGTTATAATGTGATCGGCTCCGGCCAGTAAGCAGGCCTGAGCTACTACCTCAGACTTGGCAATACCTGGCGCGCCAGTTATGAGGATCGGAAGCCGAGCCGCTATAGATTGAGCCAAGAAGAGCTTGAGTTGGGAAGGTGTAAGAGACATTACGAGTTCCTCATAGGTGCGAGAGTTTCGGTGAAACTGAGGCCGAGAGTCTCAAGGGACGCCTTGTCTCTATCTGTCAATGTTAGCTTGCCTGTAAGCCTCTCAACGGCGGAGGCCTCAGTCCCTCCGATTAAATACATGTGCGACTTGCCGTAGACTTCGCGCCGATAATAGGAAAGATTGAGAGTAGCCAAAATATTCTCCCTCAGAGAATAGAGTTGACTCCGTCCGGAGACGGAGGTTGAGCCGGAAGAGACCTTCCGGTAAGGGTGAATATAATAGACTGAGAGGGGGAGTCAAGATAAATAATGAGCCGTTGAGAGATAGAATAGCCTGAGCCGAGCGAGAAACGGCTAGACTACTATGTACAAGGGAGACTCAGGAAAGTCCGAGCCTGAGCCTCAGGCCGAGCCGGAGCCGTTGAGTTGAGAGCCGGAGCCGAGAGCCGGAAGCCGAGCCGAATGGGAAAAATGTTCTGATACTAAGTCCGAAACTACTGCCCAAATGTATATACCACTGAAAGCTCCTGTAAGCCGTCCTGAGCCGTTGAGAGGCTTAGACGGGTATGGACTCAGGCGGATAGGAGATCGACGATTTGATGCAAAAATTGCACCGTTGTTTTTATTGAAGTTACGACAGTTTTTTGCCTGATTTTCTTGCCTTTTTTGGGCATTGTCGCTTGTTTCCAAAGGGAGGAACTACGTGATACTAAGCCGAGGGACTGAGGACGGGAGCCGAGCCACAACGGGTATAGTGCTCAGGTGTGCAGTAGTGTATACTTGAGCAGGCCTGAGGCTTGACGATCCTCGGACGGAGTCCGGAGCCGAGCCAACACAAATACTAAGAGAGCCGGAGACCTATGGACATGAGACTTGCCGAGCCTTGCCTTGCCAGCCTGAGCCGAGCCTATCTGAGGCCTTCCTCAGGCCTCAGAGACTTGCCTTGACTGCTAAGACTGCCTCAGGCCTGAGGCCTGACAAGCCGTCCTCAGGCCTGAGGCCTGAGGGCTCAGGCCCAGCCTCAGGCTCAGGCTCCGCCTCGGCCTCAGGCTCCGGCCTCAGGAATCGCCTCGCCCCCCCGGCGGGGTCCCAAAGGCTCAGACTGAACGAAAATGGGGACCCTAATCCGCAGACTTGTGAGGCCCAAGGCCTGAGGATTGGGTCCCATACAGGCCGAGACTCCTCTACCAGCAGCAGTAAAGGTCTGAGTCTGCGAGAGGTTAACAGTAGGTCTGGCATAGGTTTACCGTGGTTAAAGGCTGAATGTCAGGGACTGCGGGCTGGTAGGAAGGTTGAGGGCAAGTGGAGGATCGGAGAGGAGGAGGTGGATCGCCTGAGGCTGCGGTGGGAGAGGGCTCGCAGGAGGCAGGTGAACGAGTCTGGGAGGGGCTTTCGCAGGGGTGGGGAGAAGTATAGGCATGACGGAGGCTAGGCCTCGGGGTCTAGGCCACCCTTGTTTCCATAAACAGCAGGCCCTCCTTTGGCAGTCCCGCAAGGCCTACTGGCAGTCACCTGACTGTCGCCTGGCAGTCAGGCCTTGGCAGTCACTTGACTGTCGTTTGACTGCCGCCTGTGACTGCCACTTGACTGCCGCTTGGCAGTCAGTCTATATTGAGGCCTATGAGACTATCCATTAGGCTGGATGAGGAGTTAGCAAAGAAGGCTCAGGCCTCGGCTGGCGGTATACCTATGGCTGCTTGGGTTCGGTTGCTGATTGAGACTGAGATTGGGGACACGTCTCCAGATCCGACTGCGGAGCGTTTTAAGCGGATGGAGGCCAGACTCCAGGCTGTGGAGGACGGTCGGGATGAGCGACTGTCTATAATCGAGAATCTGGTCTTTGCCCAACGAGCCGGTAAGCCTTGGGGTCCCGTTGAAGACGATCCTATCGAGCCGATTCCTGACATGGACCGGACAATCACCTGCACGGACGAGCCTGCGACTAAGGCTTCGTTCCAGCGAGAGTTCCCTAAAGACCTACCACCCTTACCTGGAGAAGACGAATGATTAAGGCTGTGGAACTGAGCGTGGTAGAAAAGGCTGGTGGTGTACCCATGGCTGCTCCTGAGGAAAAGGGTCCCATCCAACCCAATCCTGAAAGCCTGAGGGGCAAGTTGTTAAGACTTCTTCTCAAGCAGGAACAGGTAGAGCGGGCGCAGTCCAAGGCTATTCTTTACGAGGAAGAGGCCAAAGAGTTGAACGAACAGGTCGTAGCCCTTGTCACCGACGATATTCTTCTTCAGCATCAGAATCAGTTCTTTGTAGTTGCCGCTCTTAACGGAGAGATCCAGTTCCGGCGAATGGATAAGGCGTAATGGATAACAACCAGCGAAGGATTCTCTTTTGTGTGTGGAGTAGATGGTTCGGAAGGGTTCTTCCCAAGGCTAAGTCCGATTGTCAGCACCCAGAACTGTTCGTCGGGGATGACGACGTTTTCGGTCCCGTAATATCTTGTCCTGACTGTGACAGACGGATTGATGAGGCATTTCTTGAGATGGCCTCAGAAAGAGGAACCTTCAACATGCAAAAGCCGAATGGATAGAGTCACCCCTACCAGCATCTGTCTCCGGAAGAGATGAAGAAGACGATGAGGGATAGGCTAATCCGAGACTTGAGGGCAGGCCTCTTTAATGAGGGCAAGTGGTTCGCGGCCCAACTCTTTCTGTTGATTGCCAAGGCCGACGAGGAGAACCTCAAGTTGTTGAAGAAAGGCTTCCCCAAAGAGGTCAAGTTGTATGTCGAGTTCCGCGATGTCGGCGGCAAGATGTTTTTGGAACTCGATGGATAGAGTCACCCCTACCAGCGTAGGGCAACTTGAAATCGGAGCCGTCTACCAACTAACCGGCAAGGCTAAAGGCCTGGACATAATTCCGACCCAAGTCTTCCGACTGGAGTCGATGAACACGAATCCTGTCAATGGGACTCAAGTCCTTGTAGGTACGCTGTGGTACAAGTTCTGGATCGAGGGAAGATGGTATTCCGGCACCTACAAGAATCATCAGGTATTGTCTCACAACGTCTCCATAGGCATGACGACAGGCAAGCATGACTTCCACCTCGAACGGATAGACCCGAACAAGGTGAAGGAAGTCCTCGGTCAGGGTCGAGCCTACGGGGACTACATCCAGCAGACGTTTATAGATGAACGACAGACTTGATCCTGTCCTTTATCTTGGGCTCGACGTAGCCACCAAGCGGGATACCTGCGCCTTAACTGCTATTACGCCTGATGACGACTTCGAGACCTACAGGCATTGGGGGCATAGGATCTGGAAGCCACCTGTAAACCTCGTGACACAAGTCCTGCCTATGTTGGTAGAACTGTTCACGAATCATCGAGTTGCGGGTTTGTGGTATGACCCCTATCAGGCTATCACCCTGGCTCAGCAGTTGAAAGTCATGGGGCACGGCTACAAACTGTTTGAGGTCAACCAGATGACACAGATGACACAAGCCGGTAATACCCTACACTCTCTGTTGAATGAAGACCGACTTACGCTAATATCCGATGAAGAGGTCAGGGCTCAAATCTCATGGGCGTCAGCAAAGCAGACTGAGAGAGGCTGGAGGATTATCAAACTCGTACAAACCAAACCCATCGACTTCACAGTCTCTCTTGCTATGGCTGCAATGGGAGCCAATCAGGAACACGGTCACGGCACGTTCCCGGCATGGAGTTCAACCAAGCACGTCCGAAGTCCATTCGTAATGGAAGGCTTCTGATGAAAAGGGACTCCTTTATATTCGTCTTCGCCACTTTCGCTGCATTCTACGGACTCTATCAGGTGATGCGATGAACGATCACCTAGCAACGTATCCCACAGCAAAGGGCGTCAACGCTCTGTGGACAACCAATCAAGTCTCGCCTGCCGATGAGATGGCCCACGAGATGCACGGCATTCCCCTCCCGAAGACTCGCAAGTTGGAGATGGGGTTTCGCCGTATCGTGATGGGCATGTGCTTCGATCCAATGTTCGTCACAGTCGTAGCCGAGAGGTGGTTCGAGTTCGAGGAGCGTTCCGAGGCTGTGTTTGTAATTCTCGATGAGATCATAGACACGACAGTTACTTCAGACGTGTTCAAGCAAATGATCGAACTCAAAGACAAATACCTTGTAGACCACATCTTTGCACCAACTCAGCCTGGGTCCTTTACCGAGACTCTCCGCAGGACAGACGGACTGACGTATTACTCTGAGCCTAAGATCGAACAGGTCGCCGGGACCCGCTGGCCTAGCTTCGTCAACTTCGATAATGTTCCACGTGTAACACTAAGAGACATTCCTTCTACGGAAACCCTCACAGCCGAACTCAACGATATGCTTCAGTCCGAGGCAGTAGATCCCAAGACCCAGTATGCCATGCGAGGCAACGATGGAGACGCGATCCCGAAACTCTTATTTCTCGATGACATGCCTATGCTTAGGACTTTGCAGTCTGTTAGGACTGGTAACATGGCTGGCTCCCTCGCTCTTTGGAATGCAGTCAAAGGAATGGCTAGTTCTGCTGTTGTTTTAAGCGTAGACCAAGATGAATACATGGAGCAAAAAGGTGGAAACTTAATCACGGGGTATTGAATCATGGCAAAGAAGAAAGCACCTAAGAAGGTTCGTAAACCGAAGCCTGGTCCCAAAAGAGGATATTGATCACAAAGTGACATCCGAGCCAACACTTGAAGTTCACGTAACTCTCCGGAGAGAATTATGGGAAAGCGCAAGGTAAAAATCGGCGGCACGGTGGATGCACGGCCAGATAAGACCAAAGCGAAGTCAAAGACTAAGGCAAAACTCAAGAGCAAGGTTAAGCCGCCATCGAACAAAAAGATCAGTTTGATACAATGGGCGGAGCAGGAAAGGATAGACCGTAAACACAGAGAGAGAAACAAGAAATCGAACAAGAAGAAATAAATGCCAGAGCCAACACTTGAAGATTTATACCAAGCCCTAGACTGGTCAGGCTCAGACGAATCCCTTGAGGCCTGGAAGAAAGAGCATCCTGAGGTAGAGGAAACTCAGGAGTCAGGCTTCGCAAGGAACTGGAGGCTTACGCTATTACTCTATGCGCTACCAAAGGAGATCACCGGAGATCAAGCCGAGGACTGGTCTGAGGAAAAACAAGAATCTGCTCGTGGGGCTCTGCATCATGCAGGCGTCTGGCCGCAAGTGTGCGACTGGCTCATCCAGAACGACCTAATAGACGTATCAGCAGTTGTAGAAGATATAGCCAAGAAGTCCCTCATACAGAAAGGCAAAGATTGGATACGATCACAGAAGTTAGACCGCTAGCGGATCGGGTTTTCGTAAGAAGGCTCGATACTGAATCTGAAACCACAGACGGAGGCATCATCATTCCGGACAACGCCCAGGAGATGGGTGACGCCGCAGAGGTCGTGGCCGTGGGCCGTGGCGGTTTGATGGATGGTGAAGTATTCCCTATCGAGCTTGATATTGGGCAAAAAGTTCTCATCAATAGATTCTCCGGAACAGAGGTTGTATTTAATGGAGAGTCTTGCTTAGTACTGCGAGAATCGGACATCCTGGCGAAGATAACCGACTGAGGTTGCAGGAATCCACGATATATGGTAGGTTTCAAACGAAACCACTATATATCGTGGATAGTCTATGACAATGATGCCCAATCTCGACCCGCAGCTTATGAGGCTTATAGCGTCAGCTATGTCTCAGAATCTGCCTGCGGATCGGATGCAGTCATTTCCTCCAGGCAAGGAACTGGAGGATTACGCTCTGCGCCATTATCGTCCTCCTGCTCCTCCTGAGTTGTGGGGGATGGAGGATTGGGTTGTAGATAATCCGGATCGACTTGATGATGCAAAGGCACTGTATCCAGAGCAATTCCCTGTTGCCGAGATTCCGCTGGAAGGTGGAGACTTAACTGCTCTACTGAAACTGACCAAAGCCCTAGGCCGCTCCCATCCCGCAGTCGCTGCGGCGAAGAAATGGTTCCATGGAGGTGAACAGGGACTAAGGGCACAAGACATAGATCCATTCAGAGGAGACCATAAGGCCTTGTTTGGACATGGCTTTTATACTTCTGACGAACCCAAGATTGCCAGGGGTTACGAAAAGGCGAGATCAACTAAGGGGGGATGGAAAAGGCCAGGGGCACCAGACGCGACAACTTATGAGATGGAGTTGGCTCCTGAAAAGATTTTAGACTTAGAGGAGCCTATCCCGAGTAATGTAGCCGAAGTGCTAAGACGTAGATCCAGCTTTGTTTATGGTGATGATGATGGCCTTGTTGCGATTAAAGTGGGCCGAGCCATAGCAGAAGAGGGCGCAACTACAGAGTCTGTATTCAAGGCATACAGAAAAGGTCTACAAGACGCATCTAATTATAATCAAGTGCCCGAATCAGAATACGTAGAAGACTTTCAAGACCTTGTAATTGAACTAAGAGAAATTGGATACGATGCCCTCACGCATACTGGCGGAAAACTAACTGGGAACGACCCTCATCAAGTTATGATAATGCTCGATCCGAACGATGCCTATAGTCAAACCGGCAGAGGCAATCAGATTTCCAACATGAAGCCAACGGCACACGAATGACTGAAGCCTTTACTGGTCTCAATGGTTCTGTAGAAGAAGCCCCACGGTTTCCTGATCCTGAACCATTGGTGCTAACCCCAGATGAGCGTGATGAAATAGCAACCACTATTAAAACGCTCCTACGGGATAACATCCAGTCTAGAAAGTCGTGGAATAAGAGACATCTAGACTACGATCTTATGTTCCGAGGAACTCTGGATGCTAATCGCCAAGGCCCTTGGCCCAATTCGTCTAATTTGCACGTGCAAATGCCCTACTGGCTCTGCGATGCCTACAATACGCGGCTGGTTTCAGGGATGTTTGACCAAAACCCCCTTGTAGTAGGCAAGCCCCAAGAAGATGCGGACGATGAAGTGGCTAGAAATGCCGCTTCCTTAATCCAGTGGCACTTTGAGCCCAAAAGAATGTCAGCTAGGGCAGCTTGGAGCCGTATTTCTAAGGCCAGGGTGATTCACGGTCGAGGTGTAGGCATTGTTCCTTGGGTAAAGGATGAGTACACCTACCGAGTCCGTGGCGAGAAAGAATGGAAGCGGGACGAGAACGATGAGATCATCGAGGACGAGTTCGGTGAGCCCATAGAAGAGGAAAGCAAGCCTATTCTCAAGAAGGCAACTCGGATGGACGGGCCGCTGCTGATTCCCGTAGCTTGGGATGACGTGATTGATCCTATGGATGGAATCAATCTCCAGCCAGTCTGTCCGGCTAACCCGCTTGGCGCAGACTATGTAGGCGTTCGGCAGTGGGAGCCTTTGAGTCTGATCTGGAAAAAGAAGGACCTTTCTTACCCTTATATAGACGACGACGAGAAGCTCAAGGACCGAGAGAGTTGGCTAGATTTCGCCCCTTCTCAGGATCGCTCCGGTTCCGGTTCGACCGGATCTGAGAATCAGGAACGTGTCAGACTTGAGGATCACGTTACTGGAAAGAACCGGAATCAGGCGAATCACAAGCGTTCGCCTACGGCCCAACAGAACCCAGAGTTCGAGATCGTCCAATGGTTTATGCCTTGGGAGATCGAAAACGATCAGGGCGAGAAGGAAGAGGCTGAATGTCTTTTCTTCTACCTATCTGAGCCTAACAAGATTATTGGCGGGTATCGACTCTCTGACGCTCAATGGAAGAACAAGAGACCTCTAGTTGAGTTGAACTTCCAGACAGTCGGCACTCGCCGTGACTCGATGGGGATCTGTGAGATCGTTCAGCACCTGTCAGCAGAGCTAGACACGATTCACAACATGCGAATCGACGTTGGCTTCGCCACGAACATGCCATTCTTCTTCTATCGGGCTACCTCGACCATCCAGCCAGAACGCATTGTCCTACGCCCAGGTAAAGGTGTTCCAGTAGACGATGTCCGAGACGTTCACTTTCCCCAACTTCAAAGCGTTACATCCTTCTATTACCAGGAGGAACAGCTTCTCTATTCGTTGGTAGAGAGAGTTTTAGGTGTAACAGACCTATTCTTAGGCGTATCTCCAACTAGGGGTGCGGCTGCTCGTCATGCTACGGGCTTTGTCGGCACACAGCAAGAGGCTCTGGCCCGCACGTCCGAGGTGATGAATAGCGATTCTGAGGCATTTTCACATCTATGTCATTTGGTGTATGAGGCCGAAGTGCAGTTTGGTCCAGACGAGAGGATCATGCGACTGCAAGGCAAGGAGGGTCCTCTTACCCAGAAGTTGACTAGAGACGAACTGTGGTTCCGAGGCGAGTATGACTTCAGCCTTGGTGCAAATCATGGCATGTATTCTACGATGATGAAGCAACAGCAGGCACAGACGCTGATGCAGATGGTCCCGACTAACCCGTTTATGAACCAAGATATGGGTAGGCTGTGGGAGGTTCACAACTTCATTGTTGAATCCATCGGTATCCCCGATCCGCATAGGTTTATTGGACCAAAGAGCGCGACGGGAGTTTCCCCCCAGAAAGACGCCGACGAAGAAAATGGCGAGATGGATCAGTCTCTGTATGGGATTGGCACTCCGGCTCCGGTTCATCCAAACGATAACGATGCCAACCACCTTAAATCCCACACAGAACACATCAGTTCTCTTGGGTATGAGGCCATGGGCAGGCCAAACCTTCAAGCACATCTTGGACATATTCAGGCAACGCAAGCCGCCATGCAGCGGAAACAGCAGATGGCACAGATGCAGGCCGAGCAGGCTGCGAATGGAGGACAGCCTTCCGGTCAGCCTGGACAGCCTCAAGCAGACGCAAGGAATGTCGCAAGCCTCAAGGGCGTCGAGCAACAGGGCGGCATGGGAGACGTGAATATGTCTCCAGCCGCAACTAATGGTTCAGCAGGCGGACCTCAACCGGCAGCAGGGAGACAGTAAGATGTCTATGATGAACCCAGAAATCATGCGTATGATGGCGGCAACTATGGGAGAGCCGAGCGCACCTCCGCCCGACTACTACGGCAGGGCTTCTCGGATGCCCTCTCAGAACTTTATGGGATCGCCGGGACCCGACATGGGACCGCCGTTGCCTCCTGAGTTGTCATCTATGATGGATAGCTCAGCACGGCCATCATATAAGAGGATCTCTGATCCTAGGGGATACCCACTCCAAGGAGGCCATGGAGGAACAAACACACAACCAAGAGGACCTTCTAACTCAGAGATTCAAAAACGCATTGCATTAGGCCAAGGTTCAGGCGGCGTTACTTTGGGTAATATGTTTAGACCAGGAGTGAACCATCAGATAAACAGCCGAAATGAGAATATGGTTTACCAAACCGCCAATGGCACAATGGACTCAGACCAAATTATGATGGCCCTAAACTATCCTCAATACGCAGCACAGATGGGGTTGAGTCCTCGTGATTTACAGGACATTTCGGATATGATGGGTGGTGGCATGGGCTCACAGTATGGATCACAAGGACAAGGACCGTGGGCTAATTCAGATTGGGGAGATACGCGAGGTCCCAATAGATGAGCTTTCCAGCAGACATCCGCTCTAGGCGAGACCTAGTAACGAATCCAGCATTTGCTGATGTACACGCGGTGCTAGATGAGATGGTTAGACTGGAGACTGTCATACTGACCAACGATGCCAAGGGCAACAACTTGGAAAAGGTTAACTATCAGGCTGGAGTACTCGAAGGTATCAAGAGAGTTCAGACTAGGCTCGGAAACTACCGAGAGGATGCCTTGAGTGACTTTCACAAAGACAGTAACGCAATTCCTGATGGCCCATAATGACGATGATGCCCAACATTGATCCGAGAATGCTTGAGATGATTTCTTCGTCTATGTCTTCGGGTGTCATCTCTGATGAGGAAGCCATGTCTTACGGAGTAGGCCCTGCGGGTCCTGGCAGGAAGTGGATGAGATCTAACGATCAGATTGCACTGATGGATGACAATAGGGGTCTCATTTTCAAAAAGACTATAGGCGGATCTTCTCCAAAGCCTCGGCCCCAACCTCAGGTACAGCAAGCCCCACAGAGACCATCAGCCCCAATGGGGTTTTCTTATTCTGCAAACAAAGAACCTGAGGACATTCCTTTTCCGCAATTCAGTCCAGCACCTGAACCATTAGAACAGCTCATTGGTTCGGCTATACGGAAACTACAATTACAAGGCGAAGATTCCAGTACGGAACAAGCTGTTCCGGAAACAACCCTAAGGCGTTCTGACATGCCAAACATGCCAGATGTCAGGTTTAATGCTGAGACGCCTCCTGTAAGGGGAATGGAATTTCAGCCAAGGCGCGATTCATTTAGCAAAGACATGCCGCCAAGAGACGACTTGTACACAAGTACGTTGCCAAGACAAGCGGCTTCTTTGACTCCAAAGGAAGAGAAAGTGAAGGACAGTCTTCAATCGAAAGATGTCCTTGTTCCATCTCTATCCATGGTTAAGCTCATAGAGGCCTCGGACTCTCTCAGGCTGATGGTTGAAACAACTGCGGAAGAAATAGGTGGAATAGAGTCTCCTGCTGATTCTGTTATTGTTACACCAACTGCCCTAAATCAAGTATCTGTTTCTAATGGCCCATATCGGTTGGTGATTGATCCTAACACTAACGAAGCATGGGTAGAGTCTGCTGACGGGGAACTGGCAAGATTCCCTGTTGGCACCGGAGATATTACTGGTAATCGGTACGGGAAAAAGTATTTTTCCCCGGTGGGAACACATAAGATTGTTAGCAATGTGGACTATGAACAAGTTCAAGGCAGTTATGGTCCTACGTGGTTAGGATTGGATGCCCCAAAAGCTGCAAGCGGACAAGGGTATGGATTGCACGGTCCTTACGAGAGAGAATCTGTAGAAGGTGATTCATTTGCTAACAAAGGCTATGTTTCTCATGGGTGTATGCGGTTTAGAGAAAAAGATTTGATAACTCTTGGACAATGGCTCGACGTAGGGACCGAAGTTCAAGTATTGCCTTATGACTGACATGCCTCAGAGTGTGCAGGATGCCATTGCCCGAAACGTGCTAAAAGGCAAGCGGTGGGTCATGGTAAATATGGATGTAACACCCCCTGTCGTCGTAAAGCGCGGCGATATGAACCACGCAGACTGGCTTGAGGTTTTCAAGGCGGTCAAGAAACACGCGGAGAAAGCACTATGAAATCTGGATTGAACAAAGCACCCAAGATGGCTAGTTCCGGTTCCAAGGGAATGCCTCCGAAGGCCAAAGCAAAAGGTGGGCAGTCTCCCACCACCAAACGTGCTTCCAAGCAGTACTAATGAATCCCCTTAGCCAAGGAAAGAACTCGCCATGACAGAAGTCGTGGACAACACTAGTGCGACGGAGCCTGTCGATGCTAGTGCAGCAGACCCTGATCCGCAGGCCGTAGACAAAGAAGAGGGCACAGAGCCTACTTCTACGCCGGATTCGGAGCCTAGTGATAGTGGTGCGCTAAACTCCACTCAACAGGCTACCGTCCGACGACTTATGGAACAGCGGGATCAGCAATGGCAACAGTGGCACCAAGGTCAACGAAACGCCCAGGCAAACGCCGGAGCCCAAAGTGCGGCGGCAGCAGCCGAAGTGGACGAGATGACTCAGGAGCTACGAGGGTTGTATACAGACGATGAGGTCGGACAAAAGACGTTCGAGACTATCGAGAAACATTTGAAGAAGCGACTTGCAGCGGGGGGCCAAGGTCCCAACGCATCACAGGTGGCTCAGATTGCACGACAGGAAGCGGACAAGGTTCGCAACCAAGTGCAGTCTGGCGTAGCAGTTACTAATGAGGTGAGAGCCCTCGTGTCTGAGGGCGTCATCTCTACTCAGTCCGAGCAGAGGATTGTAGAAGCCGAATACACCAATCGGTTAAGCGATCCTTCAATGGCGCAGGCTGCTTCTACTCCTATTGGAGCGGAGATGATCCTAAAGGGGGTTGTCTACGACCTAATCAAGACCAAGAAGATTAAACCTGGGGCAAAGCCTAAGCCACCTGCGAATCCTCTTACCTCCGGTGGAAACGGCTCTCCTTCTCCTGTTGCGTCAAAAGAAGCCTTGGACCCAAGAAAGTCTCCGTTTGCATCCGTTCGGGCCATGTCAGAAGCAGACGTAAGGGCTGCGGCTGACACGTCTCGCGGTAACTTTGCGGGGGCTGCAAATGGCTGAAAAGGGACTTATTGAGCGAACGACAGATAAAGCCAAGGCTGCTATCAATGAGGCCGAAACAGAAAAGAACGTACCCAAGTTCCGCAAGGCTGTTGATTGGGCTATGGCCCAGTCAATCGAAAACCACGGAACAGACTGCGGTATCTGTGGATGGAAACCATGGTCACATAACAAAGAGCAGAGCTTACAGGCGCACATCACCCGAAAGCACCGCTCTACCATTATTGACTTATACGACAATCAGGTTTTAAACCTATCTGATCTTTCGCCAGCAAACCCTTCGGATGATGATAATGAATTGTTTGCTACCGCAGGGATCACTCGTGTAGAAGACCTAGATCGGCATGACTTCCTTGCAGTCCCTCAGGCGATTAAGGACAAGATTGAGGGAGACGGTGGAGTTGGTAGATGGGTAAGAGATGACCGTCTGGAGCATTTTAAGAATCAAGGTGCCACGATCACTCAAGGCGCACATGGAACCAACCAGCCCAGTAGTGAAAACGGCGCATTGCGTACCAATGAGTTGACACACGTCACTATGCCGCACGAACTGGCAGAGAGGCGATCCCGCCAGAAAGAAGCTCGTGTTAACGATCAGCTTGTGGCTAGGGCTGAAGAGATCGAGAAAACAAAGGACAAGTACGAAAAGAAGACCTATGACTATCTCCGGAAGGAACGGGGTCTGGATCATGGGAAAGCTGGACAGGTGGCAAAGGCTTTGGCCGGACGCCGCCAGCGTGAAGGTGGCGACGGCAATGGATTACGCATTACCGATGGCCGCTGAGTAAGGGTCAGTGCGGTACTGCTGAACCCATAAGCGGAAGGGCAATTCCGCCTTTCCGTACATGTACAAGAAGGGAGATCACTGATGGCTAATGCTGATCGACCGCATGGGTTCGTACCGTATTCGGCCCTATTGCGCTGTCGTCCGTATGGCTGTGATGGTTCAGAGATTCAGTATGAGAACGATGCGATGCACGTTGAATCTGACGGGCTTGTACACGTTGCGACTGCTGGTTCTTTGACTCACATTGGCAGCAATATTGCATACCATGCTGCCGTTGCTGCTAGTGCAACTTCTGCTAATCCGGTTATTGTTTCGGATCACACAGAGCAGTTGTACGAAGCACAAGATGATGCCCAGGCTACTAGCGCACAGGCTTCCGTTGGAAGTATGTGTAATGGTAGCGTTACTACGGGCTCTACAGTTACGCTACTGTCGAAGCAAGAACTCGACATGAGCGGCATTGGCGAAACCACAAACACTTGGCAGATTTTGGGACTGGTCCCGCGCATTGATAACGCTTTTGGTAGCAATGCGGATCTGGTGTGTCAGTTGAACGCTGGTGAAGGCCTCTTAACCGTCGCAGCGGGGATCTAACCCATGGCTGGAATAGAACAGACCGCCAACTGGACGAACGCTACAACTTTGCGTGGAATCGACACTGTCGTTTTTCACAAGTGGCGTCAACGTCCCGCAGTAGGCCGTACAGTATTTAACGTCAAAGAGTCCACACAGTATCGTGAACACTCTCTGACAGCAGGTGGAGTCGGCGTCATGCAGCAGGTTGCTGAAGGCGAGCAGATCACCTACCTGAGCAACAATGAAGGGTTCCTCCAGACCTTCACTCACCTGGACTACGCGAACGGCTTCCGAGTCACTCGTCGTATGTATCGGGACGAGTTGTATGGTCTCATGGAGGACCTCGCCGGAGAACTGTCCTTGAGCGCAGATGCGTCTGAGGAAACGATCCTGGCGAACCACTTCAATCGTGCCACCAACTCCAGCTATACCGGGGCCGATGGCGTCGAGTTGTCTTCATCCGCGCACGTTCGTGAAGACGGTACGACCTATTCTAATGAGTTGTCTGCTGCTGCTGATCTGAGCCAGACCTCTCTTGAACAGGCTCTTATCGACTTCTCGGACTTCCGTGACGGTGGCAGCAAGCGGTTGCAGATCGAGCCGCAGTATTTGCTGGTTCCTAAGGAAGAGCGTTTCAATGCTGATCGTCTGCTTCAGTCGAGCCAGACGCCGGATGACAACACCAATGCGATCAATCCCGTCAAGGGTATCGTCCAGCCTCTCGTGTGGAACTACCTGACAGATACAGATCGTTGGTTCGTACTCTCCGACAAGCAGGACCATGGAATGACCCTATACACTAGGGAAGAGCCTTGGACGGACTATGAGTATGATTTCGATACCAAGGATTACAAAGTCACTCTGATGTTCGCTCAGTCAAGTGGTTGGACTGATCCGAAGGGTGTATACTGCTCCGCGCAGGCATAAATAGGTAGGGTAGGGGAGGGCATTCGGCCCTCCCCTACCGTTCCGCCAGTTCAGGAGGTGACTGGCTCAATTTCGCACGGATGCGGCATTTAGGGACGGAGAATAAACGTGGCAAATCTTTCATTTAATGGAACTAGCGGTCTTTGGGTTAATCTGGACAAACCTGGAGGTAGGGTATATTTCGTTGCTGATCCCGGTACGGCCAGTGTGCCTAGCACCTATGGTGTGGCAGCAAAAGGCCGCACAGGCTCAGGACTTAATGCCTCGGACGACAATGATGGCTTAACCCCAGAACGTCCTCTGGCTACAATTCAGTCTGCTATTGGCGACTGCACAGCAGGTCGCGGCGACACGGTAGCCCTTCTTCCTGGGGCCATTGCCATTACGGCGGCAATTACAATCGGTAAAGACGATGTGACATTGACGGCTGCACAGCCCGTTAGTGCGCGTCAGTATCCGAATGTGACGATCTCGACTGCTACTGATGTCAGTATGCTGGAAATCAATGCGAACAATGTGACGATTGATAGTATCAGGTTCGACGATAACGTCACTGCGGCAACGGCTGGATCTGCATCTATCGACGTAAATACGTCAAGCACTGGAGAAGACTTTTCTGGTGTTCGTATTCTGAATTGCTGGATTGACCATGTCGGCATGACCGATTCAGACCGGGACGGTGTTAGCCTAGGTACGGACGCTAATGATGGTGCGATAGCTGCACTGGTCGAAGGCTGTACAATTATCGAGGCAGGTCGAGATGCCATCGTAATCAATGTCGGTTCTGAGCATACTACGGTTCGGAATTGTAAGATTTATGATGTTGCTGACGTAACACTGAACGGCGTTAAGGTTTTGGCAACTTCCTGCACAATCGAAGACTGCGATATTCTTACCAGCGGTGCTGATGGGACTGGGTGCATTCACAATGGCGTTGCTGCGGCCCGCATGGTTGCGAACAACAACAACCTTGCCGCATTTGGCGCACATACTGCGTGTATTCATGTAATCGCAACTGCCACACAGCGGACGCATAACAATCACATGACCGCGACTGCGGCTGGAAACTTTGTTAACTACATCGGTGACAATACGACTCCAAGCGCAGACACTGGTTTTGAGAACGTATTTGCTGGTACGTCTGGCATCACGGTGTTCTCGAACTCCACAGATGACGGCAGCTAATGCACGATGATGTAATTAAGACGTTATTAAAACAGGGATTGTCCGACAAGGAGATCCATGAGCGTCTTAATAATACTCATCGAGAATGCACCTTGAAGGATGTTCAATTGGTCTTAAAGTCTAAACCGAAGGCAAAAGCCAAGTCAAAGAAGTAATCGACGGGAGCGGGGGCTACTGCTATGGTCTCCGCTCCTGATACGCACAATAAATTGAAAGGATACAAGCATGGCAGTTCCTAGCGGTGGTGCGGGTCTAGTAACAGCACTTTACAACAACGGAAAAGCTTTTGTCGCCACATGGTCTGGAACCTGGTCTGGCACGGGCGAGTTTACGAACACAATCATCGTGAACCTTTCCGATCTCAATTACACCAACAATATGCGGATCTCCAAGGTCCACGTCTCTGCAACTGCCGGTATCTCCGCACAGTTGGAGTTCCATGATGCGTCGTCTAATGATCTGATCTACAAGCATCAACTTGGCAATACTGGGAATGTGGTGCTGGATTTTTCAGACATCGGCGGCCTACAGAGAGAGCGTAACTACGCAGCAGATACCGGAAACATTGTAATGACGACTCTGTCGGCAGCGTCGGCTGATGCAATCAGTGTGGTTGTTATTGGAACCTGTGCGTAAGTCTTGTCTATGTTTCGGGCATTTTTGCGTAGCAAGCGGAAGGGAATATCTAAAGGGGACATCTAATGCCCAAAGCACTAGGGAAGATCATCAACGCAGGCATGAAGGAAGTCGGTGAGCCCGAAGTCACGTCTTTCGACGCAAACAACATCCTTCAGCAGAGACTTATCGAGGTCGCCAATAATGCCGTCAGAGGCCTAGTAGATCGCCTAGACTACGACTGGCTATTCAAGCGGACGACTCTGTCTACTACGGATGACATCAACGCAGATTCCGCAGCAGTTACAAAGGACAGCACGACAGTTACCTCTGTAGATTCAGGCGGGGTGAATGCCAATTCGTTTACCGGGGCCGCAGCGGGGATGTATTTCCGAGCAAGCGGAACACAAAAGTCCTATCTAATCAACTCTGTGAACCTCTCAGGCTCTCCACATACAGTAGTTCTTGAGACTGCTTATTTAGATACGACCTCTGCGAGTAAGGGTTATAGGATATTCCAAGACACCTACGCCATTACTGACGCAGACTTTGACTTTGGGTCTCTATCAATTGCGTCTTATGGAGACTCTGGAACATGGTCATCAGGAATCTCTGGACTACTGGAGGACAACCACCTGGACCTAGTGACTCTTCCGGAGCTTTACCGTAGAAGCGGTGGAGATCCTCATAGAGACACGTCCGGCAGGCCGATCCTCATTGCTCCAGTCAAGGCAGACTCCAGTAGCAATCCTCAGTTCAAGCTCTGGCCGTTCCCGACTGATGATTTCCTGATTGAACTATGGTATATCGCCTTCTTTACGGAGAACACTACATTTGCTACTAATATGTTTGGAGGTGACGCACCAGAGAGTGCGTATGACTACGTCGAACATAAAGTAGTGGGCGCGGCTCATAAATGGGATGAGGCGTTTGACCATGCAGCCGTTGCCGAGCAAGAGGCAGAAATAGCCTTGATGAACGTCATCCGCAGAGAGAACCGAGAGAAAATCAACGTAGGATTCAACGTAGAGACCTACCGTCGATCTTACGGAGTGAGATACCCTACTAGGTCTGGTATTACCTTTGATACTGTGAGACGGAGAGGGTAGATGTCATATAGGCGCGACCCCCACGAGTTGCTCGGTAAGGGTATCTACCGGCTTTCAGGATCTAACAACCCAGAGTTCCCTAACGGAGCTTTATGGGCTGCAAATAATATGGTCTATGACCGATCCAGCCAGGAGCCTGAGAAAGTTCGGGGTCATGTCTTGTTGGGCAATACGGTCAATGGGGCAGTGTCTGGCTTATTTGACTATTCTGAAGGCACAGAGATGATCGCCACATCTGAAAATGGCGGCATATACAAGCGTACGACAGGGGATTGGTCAGCGGTCGCCGGTGGAGGAGCATCCACGTATAACACGGCATCTGGCACAAGGTGGACAGGTGGGATGTTCTATGGGGCCACAACTACTGAGAACCTTCTGGTCTTCTCGAACGGCATAAATGCTCCCCAGAAGTATCGCACGAGCGCAGGAACGTCGAACCTGGGCGGAAGTCCTCCGGCCACTGGAAAGTTCTTTACGCCAGCATTTGGGCGCATGTGGTGTATCGTAGACGATACTCTTCACTACTCTGCGGCTGATAACTGCGAACAGTGGTCTACGGGTGCAGGATCTTTCCAGGTAGACCGAGGCACGGGAATCGTCACAGGTTTGTCTGAGTTTATGGGAACTCTACTGATCTGGAAGAAACGATCCTTGTTCAGACTAGCTTCTGGGGCAACGCTGGCAAGTGCTTCTATTGAGCGTGTGTCCGGAGCTATAGGCACCCAATCTCACTTGACGATCCAAGAGACTACAGGGTCGTATAGGTCTGGTTCTATGCTCTTTCAGTCTGATGAGGGAGTTCACGAGATAGTCCCCGGCAATGCCACAGGCGGGTTCTTCGTGCGAAACGCTGGAGAGTGGGTCAAGCCTATCTCTGACAGAAGAGATTTAGCTAACCAAGGAACGAACTGGGCTACCTACAATCCTGCTAGAGGAGAGTATTGGTGGCAATACACTCTAAGCGACGTAAGTCCTGATGAAGGATTAATTGCCAATGTAGCCGGTGGAGGCAAAAACGCTGCTCCTAGGTGGACTTCTCACGACCTAAGGAACCGCACGGCAGGCATGATGTATAGGTCCTCTGGAGAGTTAATTCAGGTTATTGGCACTGGTGCAGGATTGGTTTATAAGATGCACTCTGGGAATGATCGGGCAGGAGCTTCTTATACTGGCTCCGTCACCCTGCCTTCCTACACGCAAGGCTTCCGGTCTGGAATGAAAAAATACGGAAGGATATATATAGACGCCGAAACAGAAGGAGTGTATCCCCTATCTGTATACACGACTCTTGGTCGGTCTGGCCTTCCGACTCCTGGTGGGACTTCACATCAAGTATCTGGATTTGGAGACTCTTCTGGATGGGGAGATGGGGAATGGGCATCAGCCCAATATGGAGGTGCAACTGTATCAGGTAAGTGGTTTAGACCTGGATTAGTGCGTAGAGGATCGTTTTTAAGAGTCCGAATCGAGTCAACGGGCGCAGACCAATGGTTTAAGTTAAATGGCGTCGATTTAGAGTATGTGTATCGCAGGGCAATACTGGCCGCATAGGGAGATATAATGGCAACGGTAATTTTTGATAGTCTGACGGACCATAGCCCACTAGATGGAACTAACACTGCCATTTTGGGGTCTGCGGTTGATCTGAACCCACAGATTGTGGCGAAGATTATGGATGGCACAACGCAGACAGACATGGCAACGGACGCAGCAGTCGATGCTCGATTCACGCAATCGAGGGGCGCACTTCGGCTAATTAACCTTGATAATGCTGCCGGTGCAATCGGTGACGCCCTGACAATCGAATGGGACCCCGCTGACGGCGGGCAGATGACGGATAATAGTTCCGGAGTCGGGGTTGTTTTCAAAATGCCTGATGCCTCAGATAATCAGGACATTTTTGCCCGTATCGCAGCAATCTGCCTTGACGATACCGCCACGGCGGAAGATGGCGAATTGAGCTTCCAGGTCATGCTGGCCGGGACTGTAACCGAGATAATGACAGTCGGGTCTCTGGACGTACAGGTCGGAGGGGGCTATGGAAGCACGGGCGTTACCGTCTCTACTGCTGGCGTTATACAGGCCAATGGAGCCATTACGAGCGACGGGGCCGTTACGGGGGCAACGCTTGCAGGGACCGTGTCTACCGCCGCCCAGAACTCCATTACTGCCGCGACTGCTTTGGCGTCTGTAGGCGCACTGAATAGTGGATCAATTACCAGTGGATTTGCCAACATTAATAACGGCAGTTCGACACTTGATACGGGGGCAGCCACCCTCGCATCACTAACCTGCACGGCAGCAGGCACGTTTGGAGGTGGCTACGGGGCTACCGGAGCTACAATCTCAACGGCTGGAGTCATACAGGCCAATGGGGCCATTACAAGTGATGGAGCCGTTACAGGCGCTACGCTTGCAGGAACTGTTTCTACCGCTGCTCAAAACTCTATTACTGCTGCAACTTCTCTGGCATCTGTCGGAACGATTACCAGCGGCACATGGCAAAGCACGGCAGTTGCCAGCGCGTATCTCGACGCTGACACAGCCCACTTGGGAGTAACGCAGACGTTTACTGGAGCAAAGACTTTCACTAATACAGTTACTGTAGGCGTGGATGACGCTGGACACGATGTGAAAATCTTTGGCAATGCTGCCGGTGCCTACATGGAGTGGGATACCAGCGCAGACCAGTTGCGGATTATGGGAGCATCAGCCGACGCAGTTACCAGCACGGGCA